AGCGAAGGTCAAGGCGGCGGAGCGGCGGAGTAGTGGAGCAGTGGAGCGGCGGAGTAGTGGAGCAGTGGAGCAGTGGAGCAGTGGAGCAGTGGAGCAGTGGAGTAGCGGAGCAGTGGAGCAGTGGAGCAGTGGAACAGCGGAGTAGCGGAGTAGCGGAGTAGTGGAGCAGTGGAGCAGCGGAGCAGTGGAGCAGTGGAACAGCGGAGTAGCGGAGTAGTGGAGCAGTGGAGCAGTGGAGCAGTGGAGTAGCGGAGTAGCGGAGCAGTGGAGCAGCGGAGCAGTGGAGCATGTTATATTTATTCTATTTATCCTACTTATCCTATCATCTATTGACCCCGATAGCTGGTATAATCGGTTGTGCCGACCGGGAGGGTCAGATTGTCTGTATCGAATCTTCTGTGCAAGAGGGATACTGGGCGGGCCCATTCTGACAGCTATATCTGTCAAAAATAGGTTTAGGGCGCAAATTTACCATCAGGTCCCCGGTTTTGATACGGATTAGTAGCTTGATGCCGTAAGGGGCCAACACTTTCTTCTAAACCCCAACCCCAATTCATACGTTTTTTTAACAAGGGCCAACTACATTTGCAGCGAGGGTCATTTGCAACTTCTTTTAATGAAGCAAACTTCTCACCCCATATTTCATATTTCATGCTGCCAATATAATTACAAGCAGGATTCAAGTCTCGAATTAAAGTACACTCCAACTCGCAGGCATCTTGTTCACTTAGATTATCTTTGACAATCTGCACAGTAGGTTTTTCAGGTAGCGTTGTCTTAATCCATTTAGCAACTTTAGTCTCGGCATCAATATATGGTTTAACCCAGTGACGATAGGCACGATCACCTTGACCGCTGCCAACATAAAATACAATCCCAGCTTCCAGCAGATAGTATACATAAAATCGTTTTGTAGCAACTCTGGCTCTTGCTGGTAGAGTCATTGCTTCTTCGAGTGTCATCCCTTGTCGCTGCATTCGACGATACACAGTGTCAGGTTGAAAAGCACAATCAGATTGCAAAACAATTTTAATAATCTCTGTTTTTGATAATTTTTTCATAAATCAATCTCTTGACGCGGCAAGGGGCAATTTGCTGCTACTTGAACCGCCACCACCGACTCATTATTCAAACGAGAAATCTCTTCTGCTGGTTATCTGAATAAGCAAGGGGTAACACCCCACGTCACCTACTTTCATCTTAATCTCCTTAATTCAGTAAGAATAGTTTTAAAATCATCTATAGCCATACGTAAATCTGATGCACTACAATCTACATATTCACTTGTAACAGTAGTATCAGGAAGCACGGTAAGAAGACGATCATATCGCATTGCCAACTCACTCAGAAGATGTTTTGCAAACGGTTTATAAAGTTTCATTAAATCTCCTCATAATAAAATTAAAATATTTACTGATCCAGCGGGTAAAAGCTTCCTTATACAAAGTCTCGGGATACTTGCCAATTAAAATCACCATTTGCTCGTCAATTGGCATACCATGCACTATGAATTCTCTGGTTTCTAAATTATATATTGACGCGTCCAGGGGCAGTGGGTTGGTAAAAGAAAATTTATACTCCATTGAGTGACTCTTTCAAATAATAAATTTCATCTTCCAAATCTGCAATACGCTCAGCAACCAAAGTGAATACATCCTTACCATTTGCTTCTTTATATGTTTTAATACCAAGTGCTTTCCACAGTTTGTCTAAGTTAGCATGAAGCAAGTCAGTTTCCTCATTAGGTATAAGAAGTAAAACGTCATTACCATCATTAATCCAGGTACCTCTAACACTTTTGCCGATGTTATTTTCTAATTCAATAAATCCGGTAGTTCCATCCGGGGCACTAGGAATATTTGTAAATCTAATTCTCATACTTTCTCCAAAAACCAAAATGAAGGAAAACCTATACTATGTTTAAATAATTTATTTAAATCTGCATCCGCAATACTTAATTCATCGTGACACATATTAACAAAACTTAATTGACCGTGCATTTTAACTACAAGACAACAGTGACCAATTCCTCGACCAACCCGAAACGAAAATACAATTGCTGTTTTCCGCCCATTAAGAAAATTCTCAAATCTTGAAATTGTCATTTTCCTGGGTCGGGTTACTTTTAATCCATCTACAGTTTTTAATAATTTCCCGATTGCACTATGCTTAGTTCCTGTTTTATCTTGGCCACATTCAATACACAATTGCTTATAATGTTTTCTAAAGGAAACATCATAACCCAACCAGCGAAGTGCATTGAGTATAGCAACCGGAGCACAATCCACGTCACTTCGTTGTGACCAGAATTTAATTCTAGGTCTTTTCATACCGGTCAGGCTTCTCCCTTGCTATTTTCTTACCACCAAAATGTTTAACTGCCAAATCTCGGGCAGCTTTAGTGACATACCACAATCTTTGTTTCCAATTTCGTATGAACGGTCTCTCTATTCCAAATTGTTTACTCATCGTGAATCCCTTAAATAGTTGTAAAATAGCTCAGGAATATGGTTTTTAGGTAGATCAAAGGTATTTATACATAATTCCTCCAACTATCATTAGTATTAGTTGCTTCAAATACTTCATTTTGTTCCTGTTCTCTTGGCAAACAGATTAAATTCACTGAAATTGTATTTCCATAAATATTTTGTGGATTCTTTAAATAATTATCAGGATTATAATAAGGTGGCAAATGCCAGTAAACTCGATAATCCAAGTCTAATAATTGTTGGAGTAATGCCACCGAACGATCATCTCGATCATTTTCCACATACAAAATCGGCCGACACAGGCTGATAGTATTCATTGCACCTTTGATAACTTCTAACTCCATTCCTTCAACATCAATTTTTATAAACTGACAATCAAGATTCAACATATCAAGTGTAAGTAGCGGTACAACATTCAAGCCAGTGCCTAGTGATGTTGCACCAAAGTTTCCGGGCTTTGAATAGTCAAGTTCTGGAATCAGGATAGTTTCTAATTTACTACCTACCCCCGCTTTATAAGTAAAAATATTAGGTAGATTATTTACTTTAACATTACTCTCCAGTATCTTGAATAAAATGTTCTGTGGCTCGAATGAATGCACGCATTTAGCAAGATTGGCTAAAGCTACAGTATGAGCCCCCATATTAGCTCCAATATCAAGAACAGTCCAATCTGGCTTAATGAGGCGTCTGAATAATTCGACTTCACCTTCAGAGAATTCACCGTATAAATTCAAAGCCTTACCAATATATTGATCAGTAGTTAAATAAAACATTTGACCATAACGACATTGGCTTAGCCAAATTACACCTGCATTTACTAATTCTTCAAGATTCATTTTTTTGTTCTCTTGGCCATTTTTTGTAAATGATTCCCCCAACTATTAGCACGAATTAAAGACGCCAGCTTCTCAGCTTCTTCCGCTTCATCTAAAAGACTTTGTGATATAAATTTACCACAATCCCTTGCTGACTCTCGTAGTTCTTCACTGGCAGCAAGTAAAAGATCGGCAGAGTTTCTAATATATACGATAGCTTTTTCAATCATATTAATCTCCTAAGTGTGGCCATTCTTTGAGTTCATTAACTCGGAATTTATAAAAATTCTTTGCAACAACAGGATACACAGTGTCTACTATTAATACTGAAAATATATTGTTAGTAGAAACCAAGGTTGCATAATTATCGTCTACAAGATACTTATTTCCTTTGTTAGCGGTATCAAAATCAGTAATAATTAATGATTGACCGTTTGCACTTTTAACACAAATACCAAGAGTATAGAAAGTATTATACATACTTCTAACAGTAATCATAACACGATTCTTCTGTATTGGTGGCTTTTGTGGACGGTCGGGTGGGACATATAATTTATATCCTTTATCTATTGCTGAAAAGTAAGGACTCGATGGGCCAGAACCAAAGTATGACCCTGAATAATACGGAGTTACACAAACTAAAGCTGCCATTAAAAGAAAATTCATTGTTCTACCTTGTAAAATTGATTTGAAAAAGGTTCATATGATAAGATTAAACAATTAACATGAAGAAAATGACCAGCATTGATCCCTTTAATTACTGTAACCCAATTATCTGTAATTCCGTCATAAGCATCTTCTTGCATTTTAATTACTTCCAAACCATCAGAGAATCTAATAATACTTCCCGATGGAATCTTGTCCCAAGCTTCTTTGTTAGTTATTATAATTTAATACATCCCCATTCACGTTCACTTATAGAATAATAAACTCGCTTAACCCCACGTAGTTTCATTAGTTGTTGACAATTAGGGCAGGGACGGGCATTAGCTAAAAGGGCCTTACCCATAGTTATACGAACAACATAAACTTCCGACCCCCAATCAAGTTTACGAGTGAGTCTGGCTTCAGCATGAGAGTGTTTGTTGGGATGCTGACAAGGCAGATTATTAGAAGTGACCGTAGTACCGTCAGAACGTAGACCTACTGCTCCGAGACGGTACTGGCGGCGAACACCTTTGTCATCCCCATGTAGAGCGGCTTGGCGTGCTAATCGGAAGTTTTTAGTAACTCGTGACATATAAATCTTATTCAGCAAATTCCATGCCAATCAAAAATCACAGTAAAAACCTTAAAATGATGCAAAAAATCACCATACCGAGTCCTAAAAGCCACTCACAACCCCCCTGTATGTTAATTTTATCAATTGCTTTTTGACAGGCTAGCTTGTATAAATAATCATAATCTTTTATTGGGAGCCAGGTACCATCCTGTTTCTGATGCCCTCGGTCAAAATCAAGATAATGAACTTCCTCGAAATTCATGCTTTGTAACGCTATACGGTTTATAGTGTTACGTCGAATAAGGGCTTTTAATTTTACATATTCGTCCCATAATTTAGAAAATGACGGTCCACGAAAAGATAAATAATACATAAACTTATTTCCTCTATACTTTAATTATAGCATACGTGGGGCCAAAGTCAAGAAAATCTGGAAAAATTTCCAGAATTTTCCCGTAAACAGGTCAAAAATGCCGTCATAAGTATATATAGAGGAGTCTTTATGTTAAATCCAGACCGTCAAAATCGTTGTCAAGGTGTTGGTTCCAACGGCCAGTGTCCTAAAGACGCTCAGCCGGGGAGTAGTTTTTGCATCATACACAACGGTGGTAAGGATTTAGCAAAACGTCAAGACTTCCGCTTGTACTATTTTTTAAAAGCCGAGGATCGAAGTCGCCTAACTGAATTAACACAGCATGATGCTTGCCGCAGCTTACGTGGTGAAGTAGCAATCATTAGAATGTTGATCGAACGACAGATAAATCTCAGGACTGACCGGCCAGACCTTTTAGCGGCTTATGGTACTCTAAATTCGTTGCTATTAACGTCCAAAGACCTGACCGAATCCCTATATACACTTGAACAAAATCTTGATACACTACTCGCAAAACCTACTTTATTGGCATTTGGGAGTGAATTTATTACAATTCTTATTGAAGAATTGAAAAATATTCCAGATTGTGATGCAATAATTGAAAGAATCAGTGGGCAGATAATTTTGGCCGTGGGAAACGCCGGTCTTGAAAATCCAAGTAATTGTTTAAAAACAGTTGTTGAAAATAGCGGACATTTATACCGGTTTCAAAATAGTGATTATCAAAGACGCCTATTAGCATTGTGTGAACATAATGACGCCAAGCATCTGCGGGAAGAAATTGCTATTGCTAGAATGCTTCTTGAGGAACGGTTGAATTTAATTCAAACTGATTCCGACTTCCTCGCGGCGTGTGGAACTCTCAACTCTCAACTCCTCACTATCTCTAAACTAGTTCAAAGTGCGCATAAACTAGAACAAAAGCTTGGCAGTCTTTTAACTAAATCTACACTTTTGCTTATTAGCAACAAGTTTGTTAATATACTAATTAGTGAACTAAAAGGGTTGACTAACTATGAAACTCTTATAGACTCAATTAGTAGTAAACTTTTTAGTTCCCTTTCTCAGATTTAATTGGAGATTTTATTATGGTAGATGAAGTTGTTGTTCCCGTTGTTGCAAAGCCTTGGTACCTCAGTAAAACGGTTTGGATAAATTTATTGACCACAACTGTTGGAATTCTTGGTTATCTCGGAGGCAGTAGCCTGATTGCTGCGAATCCTGCCGTTGCTGCCGCATTTGTATCAGCAGTAGGTGTATTGAATGTTATATTACGCCTAGTTTCTGGTGTACCGATTTCGTAATTTAGCAAGGGAGAAAAGAATGGCAGATAAGAAGTGGATTCAAAAAGCTAATATAAAGAAGGGTGCTCTTACAGAACAGGCGAAAAAGGCAGGGAAGAGTCTCAGCGCCTTTATGGCTAGCCCAGGTAAGAATCCAAGCCCGCAAACAAAAAAGAGAATTGCACTAGCTCGCACGTTTAAAAAGATGACAAAAAAGAAGTAAGAAATAGTAAGGCCACGGGGGAGGCGGACTTGGGTGAGCCTCCCCCGTGGGGAAAATACTTAGACTAGAGAGAATCTTATGATAAATAAATTTTTAGTAGGCGTCATGGTTTTGGTGCTTCCAATAGCGATTATTGGATCATACAAATTAGCGAAGAGTCAACTTCCTATAGCACAACCAGGTGTCTATGTTTTAGTGGATAATAAAATCCCGTCTACTCCTGTAGACCCTCTTAACCCGCAGACTTGTGCAGAGATTATAGTAGATGTAGTTAAAGAAGGCAAAGTGGGACAACTTATCCGATTTGATCTTTCTAAATCTAGTGGCAGTATGTTTAAGTGGAAGGTTATCCCCACCAGCCAGAATTTAGAAATCTATGAAAGTGGACGCAAGGCAGTTTTCAGTGCAGATACCCCCGGTGAGTATACATTTATTATTGCAGCCGCTTTAAAAGATACCGTAGATGTTAAAACTGTAATCGTTAAAATAGGAAACGAATCAACACCAACTCCTATAATAGTAACACCGGTGATTCCATCCAGTCCATTAGCAGCTAAAATAACTTCCTGGGCAGACATGGTTAATTCCCCAACTAAGAAAACTGAAGCAGTGAAACTTGCTGATAGCTTCTTGAGTGTTGCTAATTTAATAAGGGCACCAGGAGGACTGTCAACACCTGAGGATATTATTGCAAAAACAGCCACAACTAATCGTACAGCATTAGGGTCACAAATTGCTGTTTGGGTGCCATTTTTGACTAATCTTCAAACAGAAATGAAAACTCGATCAGAATCAGGATTATTAACTACTGCTGAGCAACATGCTATTATGTGGATTGAAATATCAACTGTATTAAGGACCTACGGAGGCTAATATCATGGATTTAGGACGCCGGGAATTTTTGAAATTAACTGGATTGAGTGCTGCTGGATTAAGCTTAAGTGGATTACCCAGTTTCGGCGATGAATTATCCTTTGGTAAAGAAGCTTATAATGAAGACAAACCCTTATATTGTGGTTGGATTGATTCACCCAAATCAAGAACTAGGTTTATAGATGGGGGGGATAAACCATTCTTAAGCCAAATGAATGAGCAAATTCGCGGGACCGGTGCAGGCAAAACAGTTTTACTTTGGCAGGCAATGGAAAAAGTTCTTGGACACCCGCTAGTTCCACATAATCAAGAGACGGGTGATTGTTTTATTAAAGATACTATGGTGACAATGGCTAATGGAAAACAAAAATCTATTCAAGACATTACAGTGGGTGATTATGTTTTAAGTCATTTAGGGCGGGCTCAGCGTGTGAGTCGGGTAATAAAAAAGCCATACTCCGGTGAACTAATTACAACCGCTTGTAAAGGATTTGCTTTTGATATAACTTCAACTCCTGACCATAAATTTATAACTAGAGATTCTAAGTGGGTTAGTATTAATAAACTAAATACGGAATTAATTGTCCCTAAGTATAGTATCCTTGAACAAGACATAATATTTAAAGAACACGGAAAGAATATTACAACTGCTATTAAAATTAAAAACAAAACAAAACTAGGTTTAGCTTTTGATATCCAAACCAAAATAATTTCAACTGTAGAAAAATCAACTGTTTACTGTTTGGACGTTGAAAATGACCATTCATTTATTGCTAACGGATATGCTGTTCATAATTGTGTTTCACATTCTTTTGGATTGGGTGTTGATGTTCTAACTTGTGTCCAAATGCTTCAAAGCTTAGTCCCTTCGGTATGGGTTGCACCGGCTGCTACAGAAATTATTTATGGTGGGGCACGGGTTCAAATAGCAAAGGGAAAATATTACGGAGAGGGATGTGATGGTTTAGATGCCGCAGAGTTTGTTAAAAATTATGGAATTTTGTTACGCCAAGCATATGTAGACGGTAAATTTAATTATACAAGATACAGTGGACAGGTTGCTAATCAATTAGGACGAAGTGGAGTCCCAGGTCCATTACTTTCACTGTGTCGCCTGCATCCTGTAAAAACAATCTCACTAGTTCGCACCTGGACTGAGTGCCGAGATGCAGTAGCAAATGGTTATCCTATTGCTCTCTGCTCTAATGTAGGCTTTAGTTTACGACGTGGACGAGATTCAGAGGGGTTTTTAGCTCCTGGTCGGGCTCCTTGGAATCATTCAATGTTGCTTGCTGGGATAGACGATAATTCTAAACGACCGGGAGGTTTAATAATAAATTCTTGGGGTGATTGGATTGATGGACCGAAACGATTGGAACAACCTATAGGGTCATTTTGGGCTGATGCCTCAGTCATAGATCGCATGGTCAAACAAAACGATAGTGTGGCTATAAGTTCTTATGTCGGTTATCCTCCACAGTCAATTGATTATTCTATCTTCTAAAATGAATATACTTAAACTCTTAAAAATCTGGTTTTCCTTTATCGGTTGGTGGAGATCACTTTTTATCGCAATAGGTTTAAAACGAAAAATTGATATAAATCAGAAAATTAGAGACATGACTAAGATTATTAATGATGTATTAGACACCCAAGGTGTCACCCCGGCTCCAGTAGTTACACCGACCCCCGACGCTCCAGTTACTCCTGCTGAACCGACCCCGACAAACAAGAGAAATGGACCATTAAGACGCTTGATTGAGAGAATACGTAAGCCAGCACCCGAGCCAGCACCCGAGCCAGCACCCGAGCCAGCACCCGAGGAACATAATTTATGGTAAAAGTAGCAAAATGTATTCTTTTAACTTTAATAATTATAAGTGGTCTATTTATTGGAGTTCAGTATTTAGCTACAGTAATGTCTTAATATGATAAAAGCTTTATTTTTTACTAGTGTTGGCTGCGCACTTTGCGTAAAAATGCATACTGTTGTAAAACAACTACAAAAAGAAAATTACTTAATTGAAGAGATTAATGCAAACTCCAAGTTAGCTGAAAAATATCAAATAACTTCCACCCCTGTTATAATTGTTCTAAATAATGATAAAATTATTGAACGCTTTGATGGAATTGTTTCCATAGATAAAATTCGTGAAGCAATGAAATCCCTCGATTATAGGATTTGGTAAAATGAAACTAAAACTTGCCCTTCGTGCAGCCGCAAGGCATTCAAGACGAGATAAAACTATCACAGAAGAACAATATCAAACTGTCATAGATGCTATTCGTCATCCCATCCGTAAATGCAAGGATGGAACTACTTGCAATGCTATAGAAAAGATTGAAGAGCATGTATCGAAAGAGATGGGTCGAGAAGGATTGAATATTAATTGGGATGCAATTATTCAGTGGATTAAGGATCATTGGGTACAAATAGTTCAACTTATTTTGTCTTTGTCAATGTTCTTTATAATTTAGGAGACTAATATGAAGATTGAATTACCCCGCACTGGTGCTCCTATACTTAATGCCACTGTCTATCATCCCAAGGGTGATATTCATACAACCATGACGGCTGATTATAATTTTACATTAGAAGTACCGAATGATACTTATTTAGTAATTGTTGAAGCTGTGGATACTGCTGGCAAGGTATATGGCATCTGGGGTTATGATCGCACTCAATGGCTCCCCTACAAGCCAGAATATCACAACGCGAAGCGGTTGGCACCCAAGCCTAAGCCAGTTAAAACACTAAAACAAGAGAGTATGGAGGCGAACTCACAAACCGATCTAACCGTAGTAAAACCGTTAGACTAATAAGAGACTTCTGAATACTCTCCAATATAAAATGAATGAATACCGATCTTCTGACCGAATTAAAGCAAGCGATAGCCGGGGGGCTGAGAAGTCGAACCCTAACGACTTGCTCCAGGTGGGCAGAGTATCGCCGAATAATGGGAGAGCCGTTTCCAGGGCCTTACGGCTTCAAGTATCACCCCTGGTGCAAAGGAATTTCGGACTCAGTAGCAGCATTCAACACGACGATGAAGGCAGCACAGACAGGTGTAACGGAGATAGCGATAAATCGTGCCCTCTACACAGTCGATGTACTCAAAAGGGATGTGCTGTATGTCCTGCCTACACTGACAAATGCAAGCGATTTCTCGAAGGCAAGATTCAGTACAGCCCTATTGTTAAGCCCATACCTGAAGTCAATATTCACGGATACAAATACTATTGGACTCAAGCAAGCTGGGGGAGTCAACCTTTACATTCGTGGAAGTCGGGGCGACAGCAACTTGAAATCTATTCCAGTATCAACTTTGATTCTGGACGAGATGGACGAGATGGACCAGAAACAGATTTGGCTTGCGTTGGAACGTTTATCGGGTCAACTAGTAAAGAATGTATGGGCAGTTAGTACACCTACAATACCCAAGTATGGAGTACATAAATTATTTACTCAAGGGGATCAGTCACATTTTATGTTTCAATGTCCACATTGCTCCAAGTGGACAGAATTAATATGGCCAGATTGTGTCGAAATTATTGGTGAATCAATAAATGATCCAAGATGCAAAGAATCATATTTAAAGTGTAAAGAGTGTAAAGGACGAATAGAACAAGCAGAGAAACCCGAGATATTATCCAGTGCAAAATGGGTCCCAACTGTAACTGACTGCAATTCTGATAATCGAAGTTTCTATATCAACCAATTATATTCCTACACAGTTAGCCCCGGTGAAATTGTTGTTGCCCATTTTCGGGGGGCCGGAGATGAAGCCGCTGAGACTGAATTTTATAATTCAAAACTCGGACTACCATATCTCGGTGAAGGCGCACAAGTTACTGATGAAAAGATTGATCCTTGTATAAAAAATCATACAAAGAATGATCCAAGACCAGCAGTAGGTGGTTCTAGATTAATAACAATGGGAATAGACCAAGGTAAGTGGCTTTATATAACTGTGATGGAGTGGTTCTTCGATGAAATGGGTAGGGATTTAAATGTGGCGGCTATTGGTAAGTTATTGTGGGAAGGGAAAATTTTAGGAGACGATTTTTCTAGGTTGGATATTTTAATGCGAGATTGGCAAGTATTAGGATGTGTAATAGATGCTGATCCAGAAATAAATGAAGCCCGTAGATTTGCCCGACGTTTTCCTGGTTATGTAACTTTATGTAGGTACAGACGCGGTGTAACTGGAAAAGAAATTGCGACAACTGAAGATGATCTTGGAGCACCTATTGCAGTCGTGGATAGAACAAACTGGATTGATGCTGCTTTAAGTCGTTTCCATAATCAAAGAATCTTGCTTCCACGCGACTTGAGTTTTGAATTCAGAGAACATATAAAGAACGTGGTTAGAACCTATGAAAAAGATGAGACTGGGAATCCTCGTGCTAAGTATGTTGAGACAGGACCAGACCATTTTACGCATGCACTGACTTATGCAGAGATAGCATTGCCGATTGCAGCTTCCTATGTAAGTAACAAGAATGTAGAGAATTTTCTATGATGGGAGAGAAATTATGATATTGCCAAGAGTCAGACTTTGGATTAGGGCGCTATTAGTGTTAGTTACTTTGGGTTGGGACTTTCCGATTCTACAGTGGTGGTTTAGACGGCCCCGTGTTGTGGCTCGGATTGCACGGCGTAGAGAAGCTATGAAGGTATTAGTACGGCCTTTGGTTCGATTGGTGAAATTTGTAGTCATGCTTCCAGTAAGATTTGTTGCTTGGAAGTAAGATATGATAACTAAGTTTTGCAAAGATTGTGGACTTGAACTTTCTGTGAAAGATTTTTATAAAAATTCCACAGGTATTATGGGACTGCAATCTTATTGTAAAACGCACGATAAAGAACGTAGCAAAAAAGCTAAACAAAAAAGAAGACAAAGTTCTTTAATTCGTTTTGAAGACTACTTAAGACAAGAATATAATATTACCCTTGCTTGGTACTTTAGACTATTATTTAGACAAGAATGCCATTGTGCAATTTGCAAAACAGACGCACCTGGTCGAAATAAACAACATTTTTCGATTGACCATAATCACCTAACTGGTCAAATTAGAGGTTTACTTTGCCATTCATGTAACACTGGTCTTGGACTCTTTTACGATAAAGTACAAAGTCTCCAAAATTCAATTAACTATTTAGAATCGAAACCTTTAAATTTAGACAACTATAAATTAATTAATGTTAATACTATAATTAATAAACGATCTTTACAGCAATTTAATAGACGATTTCTAAAAGAATTTCCTACTTGTAACTCTTTCAAGGAAATTAATTATAGGAAACTTCTAGAAATTCAAAATAATAAATGTGCAATTTGTTTTCGAGTGTATAATAAACAACTGCATATTGACCATGACCATACAAATGGAGTAATCCGTGGTCTTTTATGTGGTAACTGTAATAGAGCAATTGGTTTATTCAAAGATGATTCTAATTTAATTATCGAGGCTATTCACTATTTACAACAAAGGAGTAAATTGTGCCAAATGTTCCAAGGATTCGTCAGAGTCCCCTTACAAGGTAACTTGTAATGAAACAACATCGCTATATGCTGGAAACCCCGAGTATGCTACAGTACGTAAAACGTGACAATCTGATAGCTGCGGACAATCAGCAGGCAACCGAAAGGGCGCCTCAACGACTACACGCGATGCCCCTGAAAAGGGTGATGATATAGTCTGGTCTGCATGGCGACATGCAGAGGTTGGCAGAAATGACCAGCCCGGCTCAAACGAGCTAGTAACAAATACGAATCGACGCTCGTCATCCAAATTATCTTAGAGACATGCATTGGTGGATGTTGTGGCGGGACTGTTATTATGGTGGTGTAGATTTTACATTCAGGCATCTACATAAATTTACAATCCGTGAAACGGACCTGGACTTCTACAATCGAAGACAGATCACGCCTATCCCGTCGTTTGCTAAAACGGCAATAAATGAGATTCGCAATACTATATTCCAAAGAATGTCTGATTGTGTACGTCGTGGAGGAACCCCTGCTTATCAAACCGCTGCGAGTGGTCTAAGTGGTGGTGTTGATCTACGCGGTTCCACTATGAATTATTTCATGGGCAATAAAGTCCTTACTGACCTTTTAGTAATGGGTCAAATCGGGGTCTATGTTGATATGCCAGCAGTGAATGGACCTACATTAGCAGACACTATGGGCATGCGACCTTATACTTATGTGTACCAAGTTGAAGATATTCTATCGTGGTCTGTTTCGTCTCCATCCAATCCATCAGAGTTTAAAGCAGTCTTATTACGTGACCGTGGTGTAGATTATCATGTTGACAACTTGCTAGGTGTAACACTTCCTATAGGAAGCTATGAAAGATTTCGCTTAGTATGGCTTGACCCAGGAACAGGCCATGTGATGATTAGATTTTTGAATACAGCGGCGGAACCCATTGATCCTATGTCTGGTCTGCCAACTCTTGATCCACCAATCGAATTACAATTGACGCGGATACCATTCGTACTGATTGATATTGGTGAAAGTTTGATGAAGGATATTGCTCATCATCAAATTGCCCTACTCAACTTAGGTTCGAGTGATGTGTCTTATGCTTTGAAAGCAAATTATCCGTTCTATACAGAACAACAAGATTTACGCGCGGTCGGTGACCACCTAAAACACAATGTTAATCCCGATGGGACGGCAATGATCGGTGGCCAACCGGGCTCCGACAAAGATATTATGACTGGTCCAACACAGGGTCGATCATATGATTTAAAAGCCGAACGACCTGGATTTATACATCCATCACCGGAACCGCTACAGGCATCTATAGCGCTTCAAGAGAAGTTAGAAGATGATATTCGTAAAATTGTACACCTTGCAGTGTCTAACAAAGCTGGACGCGCATTTTCAGCAGAAGTAAAAGAATTGGTTGGTCAGGGGTTGGAGTCCGGTCTAGCGCAAATTGGTTTCTGTTTAGAAATAGCAGAGAGAAAGATTGCTGATTATTGGGCTTGCTATGAGGAACGTGATGTTAAAAAGAGAAAGATTGCCCATATAAAATATCCCGATCGGTTTAATCTAACTCCCAATATTACTAGAATCGAAGAAGCTAATAATCTAGCTAAACTTATCACTACTATTCCGGGTAGGGAAGCTAAGAAAGAATTAGCTAAGGACCTTGTGACAACTCTACTTGGCTCACGTATCCCCGCAGAAAGACTCGAAGAAATTTACATTGAGATTGATGAGTGTGATTATACTTCCAGCGATCCCGATATGATTATTCAGGCTGCTATAAACGGATTAGTAGGTGAGCAGACTGCATCTATTGCATTAGGCTTTAATGACGATGAATATCTTAAAGCACAAGAAGATCACATGAAGAGAATTGAACGGATTCAGCAATCACAAATGAAGGGGATGATACCCGGACAGGAACCAGCTAAGGAACCAGCTAAGGAACCAGCTAAGGAA